TTAAATTAAATAATTTATATCTATCTTTTTTTTATATCCATCATATATTATATCTTTTATCATCCTATTGAGTAAACTCTTTTTCTTAGATAGATCTAACATATCAAACACTTTTTTAAACTCTTCAAGCGATTGTAAAATTAATTCAAGATTTGCGTTTTCTTTTTCCGTTTCATCTTTAACTATAAGAGATTTATTAAGTTCCTTATTAAGTAATTCTATTTCTTCACCAAGCTTATTTATTTTTTTCATAATGAAGGTTGATGCAGATTCCGTAGCATTTCCTAATTGATCAACTAAATTATCCATCATAGCAGTTTTATTTTTAATTTCCTTTTCTATTGCTTTATAGTTAGATGTAACATCAGCTTTAGGTTTATTTTTATATTTTTTATTAAACTCTCTAAGTATATCTTCCTTAGTTGTACTTTTTATAGATGCTATAATTTCCTTCTCTATCCTTAATCCGTTTGCATTAGGATTAGCACATCTAGTTTTACCACTATGACATTTTAAAGTACATGTATAGTGATAACCTCTTACACCTTCTTTATTAGGTCTGTTATAAGTTATTCTCATGGAAGAACCACATTCAGAGTTCCAAGCCTTTTAGAAGCCTTATTTTTATTTCTATCCAGTAATTCTTGTACTCTTAGCCATTTCTTAGATGGAATAATACCCTTATGGTTTGAGGTTGCTATTATCCATTCAGATTTATCATATTGCTTTCCTTTCACATTTCTCTTACCATATACTAAAAGCCCCTGACCTTTTGGTGTACCTACAATAGTTATATTCTGCTTATTGAAGTATTCAAACACATCATCATCGCTTATAACATAGGCAGGATTCCTGAGTATATCATCTATACTACGTTGCATTAGTTGACCGCCATTCTTACCTTTAACATGGTTTGCTAGACAATGTTTCTGTACCTTATGTAAAGACATTTCATCTAGGTACAAATCATATATGGATTTTACAAGTTCTAATTCATCAGGTACTTGTGTTAATTTACTCATACTTTTTTCATTCATTTCTTCATCAAAGTATTTAACACGTTCTGAATTAAATCCAAGGGGAGTTTGTCCACCAAGCCAACGACCAGTTTTAGCTAGTTGGTACATATTATCTTTAATTCTTTCTGCAATAGTTTCTCTTTCTAATTGTGCAAAAACAGAAGATATATATACCATAGCTCTTCCCATAGGAGTACTTGTATCAAATTGTTCCTTTATAGATACAAAATCTATATTATTATCTTGAAGTAATTCTAAGGTAGATGAAAAATCAGCTACATTACGAGAAATTCTATCAAGTCTATAGCAAATTAAGCAATTAAACTTTTTATCTTTAGCATCTTTCAGTAGTTGTTGAAATTTTGGTCTATTGGTATTGCTACCACTAAATCCTTCATCTTCGTAAATGATAAAACTAACATCTTCATTATTTTTCAGAAGATAAGTATCTGCATAGTTTTTACATAATTCTATTTGATTTTCTATAGAATCTCCTGTTTCAGTCTGCTTAGATTTTCTACTATATATTGCTGCTATCATAAGCTCACCTCAATTATTAGTATGTCAATTATTATTGCAAAATAACAAAACGTTTATTTTAATTTTAGCTTTAATAATTGTATAGGTATAGTTAATTCTGTTGCCATTTCTTCCATTGTTTTGTTTTTAAAACAATATAAATCTGTACCATCAAGATACAATTCTGTTGAAAAATAGTCTGCTTCATTTTCATATCTATTCTTTATTATATTAGAAGTAGGATGAAACTTCATCAAGCTTGTTGTTTATATGGATTATTCTATTTTTAGGAGCAGACTGGTAAAATCCATTTATATTTTTACCTAAATCCTCATATAAAATTTTTATTCCTAGACAATCACATAATTCAAAAGGATTATTTGTTTTATATTGATTTTTAAGTGCAATTACCTTCTTTTTTATAATACTTTTCAAAAGCTCACGTCCTTTAACTATTCATAACTAAATTTTCTTTTTAGCACAATAAGTTATTCATTAATTAGAATATTAATTTAAGTACTTTTAGATATCTTTATTAATAATCTATTTTTCCTTTTAGTAAATGATTCTTTTGCAGACTTCCAAGTAGGCTCATTAAAACGATTGGAATTATTTAAAACTAACTCGCAAATCTTTAAAGCTTTAATATATTCTTTTTGTTTTTCTAAAATAATAGCTGGGCGCTCATAATACGCTGTACCCAAAGGGGTATATTTTAATAAAATATCAAGGTATATTTTTAAAGCGGATTCAACTTGATTCGCCTTTTCAAGTTCTCTAGCCTTTTCATATAATTTATAATATATATCAAAGTTTTTATCATCAGACATAATAAATCTCACCCTTTATTTTCTATATTTCTTAGGAGTATACTTCTTTTTATTACTTAATTTCGCATACTCTAAACCATTCCTAATTGCCATTTTTAATAATTCAAAATCTTCCTCATCCACTAAATCACCCTGCAACATTAAACCTTCTTGTTTTTCTAAAGATTCTAATGTATTATCTAGTATTTTTTCTATATCTCTTTCATCTTTTTTTGTTAACTTGGGATTAAATTCAACTTTTGATTCGTGATTTTTTATATCGGTTCTACCTACTAAATAGTCTACCGATACATTGAAGTAGTCAGCAAATGCTTTTAAGATATTCTCGTCCTTAGGGAATCTATCATTTGACTCATAATAGCCTATAACTCTATCGGATACACCGACCGACGCTCCTAATTCTTTCTGTGTAATATCTTTATCTTCTCTTAACATTTTAAGTCTATCACCGAATAACATGTTCATCACCTCTAATAAAATTATAACATTTTGTTCTACATTTTTAAAAAATCGAACAAAAAATTCAAAAAGTTTTTAAAAAAGCGTTGACATTGAATAAAACATTCGATATTATAGTTATAGAACGAATTGTTCGAAGGAGGTGATAAAAATATGAATAACAGTTTAAGACAATTAAGGATAGGCAGGCATATAAAACAGGTAGAACTAGCCGAAAATCTAGGTATAACAAATGACTATTTATCCTCTATCGAAAGAGGGGCTAGAACACCGAGTTTTAAATTAGCTAAAAGGATAGCTGATTATTTTGATACAACAGTAGATGAAATTTTTTTTACAATTAATCGAACAAAATGTTCAAATGAATAACTGAATCGAATTAACTAATTTAGTTTACCCCGATTTAAGAAAATTAAAAGGAGTTGAAAAAGTGAACAATGTTCTTGAATTTAAAAAAGAGGAATTAGGACAAATAAGAGGATTTGAACAAAACGGAGAAGCTTGGTTTATAGGTAAAGATGTAGCAGGTGTCTTAGGATATACAAACTCTAGAAAAGCTTTAGCTGACCATGTGGATAAAGAAGATAAGGGAGTAACAAAATGTGACACCCTTGGAGGGAAACAAGATTTAGTGGTAATTAACGAAAGTGGACTTTACAGTTTAATTTTTGGTTCTAACTTACCGAAAGCAAAACAATTTAAAAGATGGGTAACAAGTGAAGTATTACCAGCAATTAGAAAGACGGGGAATTACACAGCAGTAGCAGAGTTTAAAGGACAAGAAAAAATGTTTAGAGTTTTAGAAGGTAAGGTTGAATCTTTAGTTAGTGAAGCAGTGAGAGAAATGGAAGAGAAATGTTCTCAATTCTATAGACCAGCAAGCAAAGAGAAAAGTAACATATCAACGTATATAAAGAATAGACTTGGAATAGCAAAAGCCAATGAAGAATACGAACTAATTAAACAGAGAGTACTTATAAAATTAGGTGCTGAAAAATGGGAGGATGTACCTGTGGAAACATTGGTAAGTTCTTTAGATATTATAGATGAATCTATTAGGGTTATAAAAGCTGATAGAACAGAGAATCAAATATCATTCTTCGAGGCCGTGTGTACCAGGTAGAAATATAAGGGAGGAAGTAAGATGAAAGATAATACATGTGAACTAAGGCAAGAAACAATAAATAAAATATTGGCTCTTATAAAATCACAATACGATGGAGTGGTAGAAATTACAGGAAGATTTACAGTTAGTTTACTTAAATCAACTATAAGTGAAGTTGAAGGTAAATGTATGGATAGTAAATTAAAGATCTTTATTGAGTAGATATGAGGTTTTTGCAAAAATATTGGTAACACAACGTAAGGCTAATGAATATATTAATTATAGTAAAAATATGCGAGGGGAACAGAATGGAGTATACAATAGTACATCATTACCCAACTAGTGAAGAAGATTTTCTTAAACATCAAGCAGAACTTATCGCAGATGTTTTATTACAAGAACTTGAACCTAATGAAATCGAATCAATTAAAAATTTATACACTACAGAGATGAAAGGGCAGTAATGCCTTTTATAAAAAACTTAATTTAAAAAATTTGCATAGACCTTCTCAATATATTCTATGCTGAGAACTCTAAAAGATTACTAAAATTTGAAAATGTATTAAAGCGGCTCTAAGGAGGGTAAAAAGTGAAAAGAGGTAAGTGAAGTATGGAAATTAGATTAAATACTGAATTTGGTTCTATGAGATGCAAATTAGGAAAAATGGAACCTGGTGTTGCTTTTATATATGATGCTAGAGATATGGCATTTGGACGTATAGAATTTAATGATTACAAACTTATATATACAGGCATAAATCATGAAAAGCAAAAGACATACAGTTTATCAAGAAAGGCTTAATTGTCTTAGTAAATAATATCGTGAAAATTATTCAAACAGCTCCAGTGTGAGGGTAAAGAAATTTAAAGGTAGGTGAGAAACATGAAATATTACGTATATCAACATTTATACAAAGACAATACAAGAGATGCAATGATTGTCACAGAAGAAGAGCTTTCAAAAATAGGTTTTAGTCAAGAAGAGATAGAGAAACGTAGTAGAAATTTTGTTATTGAATACAATAAATTTACTTTAGGGGTTGCTGCTTTTAGAACTAAAGAAAAAGCACAGGAATTAATTGATTACCTTAAAAGTATGTTTAACGCAAAAATCTATTCAAGTTTCAGAGAGTATAATGAACAGTTTTAAAAGTTGAATCAATAATTATAATGGGGGATGTGTAATGAAAAGATGTCAGACCTGCAAGGGGTGTAATAAAAGATTTAAGTACGAATTGTTATATAGCATAAGGTGTTTATTGGCAATATCTATTGTATTTGGTTCATTGCTAGCTATAGCTTGCATTATTTACTAGGGGGGTGAAGATGTGAATGTAGGAGAACTGGTAAAGGTTAAAGGAACCAATATAGAAGGAGTTATAATTCGCAAAGGTCGAACAGGATTATACATGTTAGATGTAACTACGGAAGGTTATTCCGGATTTGGTAGAACTGTATTTGGTGAGTGGGACCTGGAACGAATTAAATCTTAAATAAGAGGGAGGAAGTAAAGAATGAGTCAAATTTCATTACTGAGAATAGCGAACTTTTTAGGTATTGAAGAGCAAGAGATAAAAGCAGCTAAAATCAATATCCTTAGAGGACCAAATGGAGAAGGAAAGACTTCTGTAATTGAAGCACTAGAA